AGAAGAATGGGTCTCCCTGAAAAAACGGAGACAATGCGCCGTGAAGCTGAGATGGCAAAAGCTGCACCGCCTGTTGAAACTGCGCCTACACCTGCACCAATTATTGTTCCTTCTCCAATGCCTTCCGTTAAAAAGGAAGAAGCAAAAGCAGAAACAAAAGCAGCGCCTTCAGCACCAACACCTTCTGTTTCTAAAACACCAGAAAAGAAAACGATTCCTGGAGCCCCATCGCAAGAACCATTAATTAAAAAAATATCTCCCGAAGCAGGAAAAAAAGCAATGCTTGATGAAATGAATCGTCAAAATGTTAGCGATCCTACTACTCGAGCAGCTATTATGGCTCAAGCAGCAAAAGAAACTGGTGGGTTTATGTATTTGTCTGAAAATTTAGGATATGGAGCATCAGGATTGAGAAAAACTTTCAAAAGATTGAAAGGTGCATCAGACGAACAATTAAATGCTGCTGTAAAGGGCGGCGCAGCTGCTATCGGAGAATTAATTTATGGTGGCAGCAAAGATTCACCGAGTTATTCATTTGGTGTTAAAAATTTAGGAAATACAGAGCCAGGTGATGGAGCAAAATTTAGAGGAAGAGGATTCTTTCAATTAACAGGTCGAGCAAATTACAAGAGAGCTGGAGCTTTAGAAAATCCAGGAAAATTATTAGATATGGGTGAGGCTGCAAAAACTGCTGTGGATTTTGCTTTGCGATATAAGGGTAATTTTGGAGATACAAAAGCTTTTACAAAGTATGTAAATGGCGCCTATCTTGGATTAGAACAAAGAACCAAATATTTCCAAGCATTCATAAACGACCCATCAATTACAAAAATTGGTGCTTCAACCACTGCTGTTTCTGGTGGAAATGTGGCAGATGCTTCTTCTGGTGTTGCATCTGGCCAAAGACAACAAATGAAACCACAAACTCCTGTTGTTGTAAATGCACCTACAACAAATAATCAGGTCGTCAAAAAAACACAAGTCGCTTCTTCGAAAAGAAACGATGTTGGTTCGTCACTAGCAAACGCCGCAGCATAAAAAAACACCCGCCGAAGCGGGTGTCTAAGCACTTGCATGGGATTCTTTAGTCTTGATTTGCGAGTGATTTGAAATAATCCAAATCTTCATCATCAATATTTGATGCGGTCTCAAAAGAGACATCATCATCTTCCTTAATTGAAGAAACTGTATCAGCAGCCTTAGTCTTTGGTGCAGGTGTGCCTTCAAAACCAAGAACTTTATCCAACCGTGTCTTCAACTGGTCATATGATTTGAATTGTTTCTTCTCTGTGAATTCTTTCAGAGAAAATTCTTTCTTCCACAAATCTTCAAGTTTGTCATCATCACCATCAAAGAGTGCAGACTTATCAGCAAACTCTGATTTATCATAATTACGATAACCTTCAACATTACGAATCTTCAACTTGAAGTTGGCGCCTTCCCACAAATCAAATGGGTTAACTGGTGTCTCATCAGCAAACTCAGGATTCATTGCCTCTGTAATCTTATCAAAAATCTTCTTGCCAAATTTGAACAAACGAATTTGACCTTCATTTTGAGGATTACTTGGGTCTGAAACAACAAGAATGTTTGCAATGTAAGACAGTTTGCGTTTCTGTTTACGAGCAATGTCTTTGTTTGCTTCAATGCCAGAATTCCATAGTGTATTGTTATGTTCACATACTGGGCATTTCTCATTGAGAGTTGTCAAGCAATTATCAATGAACCAACCGCCAGGTCCTTGGAATCCGTGGGAGAAGGTACGAACCCAAGGCAATGCGTCATCGCCATCTGCAGCAGGTGCAGGTAGAAAACGAATGACTGCCATGCCATTGCCTGCCTTGTCAACTTCTGGTTGCCAAAAACGAGTATCGTCTTTAGAACCGGCTTCAGCAGGTTGTGAGGTTGCTTCGATTGCTTTTGTGAGTTTAGCGATATCAGAACGATTACGCTTTAGGGATGCAAAACTACTCATAGTATTTCCTTTCGTATAAACGGTGTATTAACGGAGTATAAACGACTTATCCACATAAACATAATATATCATTTATTTAGTAGACTTTCAAGTGTTTTTAAGGTTTCTTTAACATCTTTGTGAAGTATGCCTATGCCGCCTGCATTGTTAAACGAATGAATGATTTCTTCGGTATCATCAATCAAAACAATGCCTTCTCCTGCATACTCGGCTTTGAACTTACGACCTGGCACAACATTTGGTTTGTAGGCAATACCCATCTTCTTCAACCAAATTTTCTTCTGCCTTGCCACTTCATTGTGATGTTTCATACCACCAGAAGAAGTCAACATCTCAACAGGAATCTCAGGATTTGAACGAATGAATTTCAACAATTCTTCGCCACCAGGATTCCAATCAAGTGTTTCAAATTCTCTGTCGGCAATAAACTCTGGCCATTCTTTACTGAAATTCTTGCGGTCACGAACTGCCATTGCTGGGTAACCAAACTTCTTTGCAAACCGACCTTCAAAGTCAGTAAGAACGCCATCCATATCGAGGTAAATTTTCTTAATCATAATTTTGTGTGTATATTAAAGACGGTTATATATCTAAGTTCTGTTGGTTTTGGCCAACGCATCGCATGATAGTGTGATCCATCAAAACACAATATGCGTCCTCTTTTTGGTTTGACTTCCATTTTAATTTTGAAATTATTTTTTATGAAATCAAAACCATAATCTTCAATTATAAAATCATCATTTTTTCCATCATGTTTGTTTTCGAATACAATGGTTGAACCATCAATCACTTCATTCAGATAAATGATTAAAACTAAATGTTGTAGATTGGCATAGTCTATGTGCGGGTCACCAAATTCGTAACTACTTTTCTCAAAGGTAACATTAACACAACCACGCAAGTAAGCTATTTTTTCTATACTGTGTTTGTTGCAAAATCTTGTTACGATGTTGTCAAACAAATCGAAACTTGTTGATAAAGGAACAACAGAAAAATCTTGCGGTTCTTTTGTGTCTTTTTTTCTCCCCAAAATATTATGGGAAAAGAAAGGAGTCAATTTTGATGTGGCTTCAGTATAGAAAACAGGAAAGTGGGCATTTTTAACGATTCTCTCATCGAAAAAACTTAATTCTTCCTCAGTCACAATTTCATCATCCACTACAATCATGTTTACGCTTTCTCAACAGCTTTCTTCAAAATCAACTTATATTTTACTATATCTTTTGGAAGAAATGCGGTATACTTTACAATCTTCCTTCGAAAATCTGGCCATCGAATTGTGTCGGCAATCTTCTTATCCCACATTGGCAAGAATCCAAGAATCTGATTCAGTATGCACAAAGTTTCAATTTGCGTAATCCTCTGTAGAGTGTGCCTTAAAAGAATCGGATAGTCGCCATCAACCACACGAATGACTTCATTGGGATCACTTATGCCATCAAACAACTTTTCTAGGTCGTTTGTAAATTGATATGATAGTGATTGCAGAATCTTTTGGTGCCGTTGAAAATTCACTTCGGCATCTTCTGTCAATAAGTCACCGACCCACAATGTATCACGCTCAATAAAGTTAGACACAAGAAATGGAATTAATTCCTCTCTCTTGTTGAACTTTCTACTGAGTTTATAAAAATGATATTTGTCTTTACGATTCTCAAAAGATGTCACACTAATGTTTGACTTGCCATTGTATTTGAAGAAGTCATAGTTATCTTTTGTGAAATGTAGTTTGAGTGATTCGTAAAGTCCAAAGGCTTCATAACCATCAATCATATAGGAAGTCGAGAACTTTTCTCTTTCAGTAAATTCAAATCAAGTGCATCATTAGTCAACTTTGCTTTCAAATTAGAGTTAACCAATGATGCGGCCACTTCAATTTCTAAACCAGTATCTTTGCAATATTCAACAATTGCTTCGATGTAGTTATAGTCAGTATTTGCCACCAACGATTCTATCGCCTTAGCAAATTTTGCCATTTCATCTTTAGTTGGCATTTTGTCCAGTAAGTCCTGTTGCACTAAATGATGGCGGATTCAACAAATCATTTACGAGATGCGGCATGACATTTGTTTCGAAAGGCTCTGAGAACATTTCAATTTCTTCGTCAGTCCAGATAGATTCTTCTTCTGGTTTGACAATATCAAGCACACCATCAAAATGAAAACCTGAACCTTTCAAAAACATTTCAAATTCTTCTAGCACCGAATTCAAATCGTCTGCACGAAACTCCGATGTGAGTTTTGATGTGACATTATCTTCATCAAAAATATCAGTATGTTCACAAATAAAAGTATAACGAGACATTATTTTACCACCGTTTCATATAGAGTTTCAAATTGTTCATGCACAGCAACTTCTTCATCAAAGTTTTGTTTGTGATAAACTTTTACAAGACGAGCAACCAATCGTTTTGGTAATTGCATGTTCTTCGCAGTTTCAGCAATCGATTCACGCACGAAATCTTTTTCTGCATCTTGTCGTGTCATTGAATCCGAACACTCTTTGATTACCTTAAACAACTTATCACGGTCAGGTTCAGAGAGTTGATTGATTGTCAATTGTTTAACAGCCATAATATACCTTTCAATTATTTTTTACTAGGAGTAGATTGTAACATAGGTTCTTCTGCTTTTGCGGCAAATGCGATACAGATTGGGTCATCACCACGAACATATGAACATCTTACCGACATTGGATTGATTCCTTTGCCGATTGCGTTATCAATATTCTTTGCCATCAGATTTCGGTCGTTAATGTGATAGATTGACAGGCCAAGAATTGCGGCAAGAATAACAGAGGTCATTGCAATCATAACAATGTTGTGTTCTTCAACTACTTTCATTATATACTTTCCTTCGTTCTATAAAAAATGTGTCTACCGATTGTAACATGTTTCTCTAAATTACGCCAGTTAGGTTTAACATAATCAGCATGATAATAAAGAGAACCGTTTGTTGGGTCTTTTAGTTTTTCCTGATTTGCGTAAACATGTAATGCAACTTCTAAAACATCATTATACTTCAAACTTGTATCGTTTGTCAAGACCATATTGTAATATTGCCACTTTGGTCTTGATTCACAATACCATGAGAATTGGCAAACAACTCTTTTATCACCAATTCTTTCA